ACGCGCTTCACCAGGTCGGTCATTCGTGCGTTGACGTCGTCCTTGTTGCGCTCCCATGCTTTCCACATTACTCGTGACGGCTGACCAAACTTGGCGTTAAGACGTGAGCCCATAACACCGCTGTCTAAGAAGTCAAACAAGCCAGCGTCTGGGTTTGTCCATTTAACAACAAAAGTTGCAAGGTTGACATTTTGCCCTGCGTATTCTTTAACCTTTTTTGTGTTGATCATTGCTTTGACCTGATTGTTATTGCTCCAAGGAAATATCTCGTATTCTTTTGGAGCCCATTTTCTTGCCCAACCGCTTAAAGGTTCTTTTAACGGAATGGCCTGATATGCGTCGTCAACTACATTTTGCACAATGCCCTTGTAGTCCCTCGTAATTTCTCGGCGCAAAGATTTGTCAATTTTGTTGAGGGTCTTTAGGGCGTCCTTAATGCCAGCAACTTCAATGTTTGCCTGGACTGCCATAACTACCTTCTTTTCTTGTTTGCCTCGTTAAGCACTTTAATGACAGTTGCTACATCTCGAGCGTCAAACACAATGTTGCTAGGCCACCAACCGACCGCAACTAAAATCTCTGCTAATTGGCGGCGGTAGGTGCCGCGTCCGTAGGGTTTGGGTCAGTCTCATCCAATACCGGAATGATCTCCAGCTCTGGGTTTTTGCTAATCCATTCGCGCCAACTGTCGCCAATTTGCTCGCCTTTAAGTTTCAATATGGTGTGCATCCAACAGCAGTAATCGCTGTAAAGCGGTTGCGTTGATAGTTGCTGAATGTTGCGGCGCTCGAGTCTCTCCCACTCGGTCACCACAAACAGGTTTGTGTAGTAATACTCGGGCGCGCTGTCAGGCGTGCGCTTTAACTGCAACTTGATTTTCATGTTTCTCCTATGTCGGCTCGGAGCCGCTAATTACGGGTTAGTGACGTCAATCGTCAACGAGCCACCCATAAACGTAATGTCATAGGTTGACAACTCGCCTAGGGATGCGTTGATAATTGGCAAAGACTCAAGGTAACAATCAGTCAAAACAAACCTTGGGTTTGTTGCTGAATCCACAGCTGATGTTGGCTTAAGCGTGATGATGGTTTTTGTGCCAACCAAAGGCTGCAATGTTGCGTAGGTCTCGGTCGCTGCAAACGATGCGTACATTGTCAATGTCACTTCGTTGTTGACAAGGCCTGCGGTGTAGGTGCGCGAATTGGTGCCGAACGCGGTGTCTTCCAAAGCCTCAACCAAATAGGTCAAAGTTGCTGCGCTGCACATGTCCGTCAAATCAACGCTGTTGATGGTCAGGACTGGGTTTGAGAGATATGTTGCTGATGCCATGATTGCTCCTTAAGTTCTGTTCTGATAGTAGATGATTGCTGTTACTTAGTTGTGGATTATGCGGTCTGGGCTTGGATAGCACATTCAAGGTCGTAGCACGGATACAACGCGCCACCGATTTCAAGGCTTGACGGACGGCCACCCATCACGATGATTGACGAGCCAAGCACGCTTGCGACAATGCCAAGGATTGATCGAAGTACCGGCAGACCTGCAGGCCCAGAGCCAATGACCTTAATGGGGAACTCCATGCGAACGATGTTGCCGTTGCCAGCAAAGGTGGTGAAACTTGGGGCTTCTAAATAGACCGAATTGGGAATTAATTTTGTTGGGTCATTTGATACGCGGAGTCCAGAGACCGCGGTCAGCGTTGCGGTAAGATCGTCAATTGCTTCGTTGAACAGGTCGGTGTACGACATTAGGCAACCGCTGGACGAGGGATGCCGAGCAGCTGCTTGACAATCGGGGTCAGGCTTTGCTGTGGGGCAGAGCCCATGCCATCAAACGTGGCGTAGGTTGCCTCTATTGAGCCCCTAGAGCGCCACAGAGCGGCGCAATACATCAGGGTCCCCAATGTTGCATCTCCACCTGGTGAGGTCGTTAGGGAGTCAATGTAGCCCGATTCCTGACGCCTGCGATAGCAGAACTGGTTGCCTGCCGATACCGATTGCGTGAGCAACGTGTAATCGTCTGACGGGTTGGTGATCGTGATGCCAAGGTAAGACATGACTTGCGCGGCCGTCACCCATGTGCAAACAGGGTCATTGGCAACGGTGCCAGACGCGGCGGTGCGTGATACATCGTCAGCGGTCTTGGCGTAAAGCACCTGATCTGCAATCGGCACCTGATAGTCGTAAAGCAGATCGCCCTGTGTATCAATGCCGACAAACAAATACTGTGGCAATGCGCGGACTGTGAAAGTGCCGTTGAATGTTGCGTCAACTCCAGCAACCGTGATTGAACTGCCGACTGCAATCTCCGATGGGGTCAGGAGTTGCAGTACGGCAAAGTTGTCAATCAGGTACTTGTTAGTAACTGTGTAGGTAGCCATGAGCGGTAGCTCCGCTCTCGACTAGGCCTGGGTGATCTTGCGAATCATTCCGCCGATTGCGGCAAAGGTTGACACGTAACCATGGAATGACATGTTGCGTCCCAAAACTGCTGGCTGTTCAACGCTCATAAGGCCACGAATTGATTCGTAGAACTCGTAAGCATCGCCTGCACCTTGACCAACGCGAGTGATGATCATAGTCTTGGCAGCGAAGTTGCTGTCAACTACCAACTGCAAGCCGAGTGGGTTGCCGTTCCATGAAGATGCCTGACCGCCACCAAGTGCGTTCTGACCGGTGAGGCCAGCGCCGATGAATGGGAATACTGGACGGCCAGTTGTGTCGGCAAGTTGTCCAAGTTGACCCCATACGTCTGGGCTTACGAACATGTGGGTAGGTGTCCAGTTTCGGTTTGATGAAATGTCAACTGCCGAGTCATAAACAGACTTCAGCAAGTCGGCTACGGTGCCGTCCCAAACGCCTGACGAGTTTGCTGCGGTAAGCAAGTTGTCTGCAGCCAAGTTGTCAGAAGCAATCATGTATTCGCCCATGAGGTCATTCAAGATCAACTGCATTGCTGCAGGTGAAGTGAAGTCAATGTCCTGAACTGACAGCGTTACTTGACCAGCAAGTGTGGTCTTGCTAATTGAGTTGGATGCAATCACCATGGTTGTTGCTGATGCTGAACCAAGTTCTGATTGTGATGCAACGCTCGTGTGCGTGGTAATTGTTGGACGAATAAAGGTCTTTGACTGTCCGTTGTCTGGGTAAGCGCGAGCTCCTACAGCATCGACTACTGGACGCAAGAAGTTCAGGTCTTGAACCAATGGCCCAAGTACTGGAACTGGCAACAGACCAGGTGTGTCAGTTGTGAGCACGTCGCCTGCAGCTGCCTGCAATGCGGTGCGCTTTGATGCTGTGTATTCAGCGACTGCAGCGTTTATGTTCTTAAACGTGTCGCCACCGATGTGGTAAGCGGCCATGTATTCGCCTGCGCTTGGCAAAACGAATTCTTTTTTAGCTTGTGCAAAAATTGGTGCAGTAGGGATTGTTGCCTCAACTGCTGGTGCGGTTACTTCTGACATGGGTTCTATCTCCTGTTCTGGGACTACTTCTTCATTTAACACTACTTCTTCGGGCTCTTGGTGGATACTCGCAGCGACGGTGGCGATGTTGGCCATGTCACCAAACGCACCGATCGGAACGAGCGACAGCTCTGTCCAGTCGGCTGCTTCAATGATCATTGTGCCCGCTTCGTCGTATGAGAACTTAGTTGGGTTTACGCCAACAGATACTTGGTCAATGGTGCCATCGGCAGCCATAACAAGCGCGTCGTTGCCAAGGCTGGTTGCGCTGATCTTGGCGGTAAACAGCATTGCTTCCTCTGTTGACACACGTTCCTGGACTACGCCGACTGGCATGCTGGCGTTGTGATACATAAAAAGACGAGGTGCTTTACCCTCGACTGGCAATGAGCCTGGACGGAAAATCACTTGTGTTCCATCCGACACCGTTGCCGGCACGTTGTAGGGAACTGCGGTTCCGCTGATCGTGCGTCGTGGTGCGTCGCCTTTGGCAGCGTCAAGTGTGAAATCTCCTGCAATTAACTTAATCATCGTGCTAACTCCTCTTGAGTGTTTTCTCTTACAACTACTTCTTCATTGTCCATGCGATCGGCCATAAAGTTTTCTTCTAGGTATTCATCGGCGTCGAACTCGACGTATGTTCCGCGCGGTAGCACGTTGTCCATTGACAAAGCGCCAGCAATTGCGTCGGCATACAATTTTACGCCAAACAAGTAAAGATCTGCGCGCGCTTGCTGTGACGACTGGTATGAATAAGCGCCTGTAGCAACGCCAACCAAATACGGTGGCACGTTTGCAAGACGTGACATTTCAAGCGCCTGATATTGCGACGCCTCAATTAAAAGCATCTTGTCAGGTGTGCTGTTTGTTTCCGTGTATGTCAAATACTCGTTAAGCGCTGCAGTTTGATTGGTTGCTCGAGCGGCATTAAACGCGCTAGCCAAATCAGCAAGTTCTTGCGCGCTAAGTGGTTCGCCACCAGTTTGCTTAAGTACGCCAGCAGGAATGCTTGACGATGCGTTGCGGTTGCGCGCTGCTTCAAGTTTTAGCGCGGTTTCAATTGCGCCTGGTGCCGAGTAGATCAGGCCTTGTGCTGGAGACAAGAATTGCACAAGATTTGCTGGGTCAATTTCTCCGCCTTGGAAATATACCTGTGACGATGGAGCAAACCACACAGGACCAGCCATGTCGGTAGTGGTGATTGAGCCTGCTGGCAGTCGAGTGAACGTGGCCGGGTATCCGTCGGCGGTGCGTGAAGTGATGTACCAAAACGCGCGCCCAAACATCATGAGGTCATCAAGAGTCCAGCTCATAAGGAACTGGAACGAAACTGTTGGGTCTGGTCGGCGCAACCATGAACGTGGAGCGATGTAAATCTTCTCCATTTCTTCGCCGTTCCAAAACTCGTTGTATGAGCGAAGATTCATTGAGCCAATTACCGACGCCATGAGATCGCGCGCGCGGTTAATTGTTGGGACGCTGATCGCTGCGTTACGCGCTTCGCCTTCGCGGTAGGTGTAGTACTGGCCGATCATGTTCACGCCAACATTGGACGACGAATAGCCAGGAGCAAAACCGCCTGCAGCTGCAGCCTTGCTTGGCGCTGGGCTTATTGCTGCTTTTTTGGTTTT